AAGCGGTTATCTAACTGGTGCTGGCTACACAGTTTCTCCTGAACTCAAAGCCTATCAAGACCGATTACAGGCTTTGACAGGTGGTGCTTTAACTCAAGCTGAGATGGCTGGTCAACAGTATGCGCCACTTCAGCAAGGTGCTCAAGGATTGTTTGGATTGGGTCAGCAGTACCTACAGCAGTCTCCACAGCAAGTAGCGGCTCAGTACATTCAACAACAACAAGATTTGCTTGCACCTAGCCGTGAGCGTCAATATGCTCAGTTGCAAAACCAGCTGTTCCAAACAGGTCGTGGTGGCTTATCTGTAGGTGCTACAGGATTGCGTCCAAGTGGTGCTGGTGGCTTGGGTGCTACTAGTCCTGAGATGGAAGCGTATTACAACGCATTGGCGCAACAAGACTTGCAATTGGCTTCTCAGGCTCAACAAGCTGGTCAGCAGAATGTGGCTTTTGGTGCAGGATTGCTAGGTTCTGGTGCTGGCTTAATGGGTCAGTACCAAGCTGGTCAGGTTGGTGCTTTGAGTCCATTCAGTGCTTACTTGGGTGCTGGTTCTACCATTGAGTCTCTTGGTCAACAGCCATTAGATATAGGCGCACAGCTAGGCGGTCGTGCGGCTACTGCTGGTGCTAATGTTGGAGAAGCATTGTTGACTGGTGGACTTGGTGCGGCAAGAACCCTTCAAAGTACGGCTGGTAGTGGTTTTGGTAAAGCATTGATGGGGCTTGCTGACAATCCTTATGTGCAACAAGGGTTAGAGAAATACTTTAATCCTCCGCAACAACAGGCTTTTTCAGATGCTTATCAAGCGTCTATTCCTGTGAATAATTTATCTTCTGGCTATTATAGAAATTATGGGGAGTTGTAAATCATGACAAACGGTTACACCATTCCAATGGATAGACTTTTTGCGTCTCCTTTAAGTGCAAGTGAAACTCTTGACGATTTAGCATTGCAAGCAGGACAAAACAGAATTACTCAAGCTGATTTGGCAAGACAAAGGTTTGACGAAATTATGGGTAGAAGCAGTGATCTATCTACTTTTGAGCCAGCAGTATTAGACAATACTCAACTCATACCAGATGCTGAACCATACTCAGCACTGTCAGTAAGACAAGCACCTCCATCTGTTGTGGGTGGAATGTTTAGTCCTGAAATCTCCCGTGCGGCAGAGATGCAATATCTTCAAGGTCGTCAAAAAGAAATGCGTGATCGTGCATTAGCATTTGCACAGTTATCACCTATGCAACAAGCAGACTATGGTTTCTATCGTGGTGGTCAACAGTTAGGTGATGTGGTTGGTGGTGCTTTGGGTGGCAAAGACCCTCAGTTGCAGATGATTGGTTTGCAACAGCAAATCTTGAGTGAGCTTGACCCAAGTGACCCTGAACAACAATTGAGAGTTGCTCAGAAATATGCCAGAAGTGCTCCAGAGTTAGCAATGAGAATTGCCAATGAAGCAAGAACTGCATTGGTAAGAATTAAACAAGCTCAAAGTGTGACAAAACAAGGCGTTACACCCAAGATTCAAATTGCTGAAAGAATTGCTACTGATGAAGGTTTAACAGGTGAAGCATTTAAACGCAGAGTAGCGGAACTTTTACAAAGTCCTGAGAATTTATCAGAAGCTGAAAGAAAAGGCGCAAGAGTTGCTGAAATTACTCGAATGTTAAGACCTGAGTCGGGTGGGTTATTGTTGCGCCCAGCAGAACGAGCCGCACTTGAAGCAGAACTTGCTACATATGAAAGACCTGAGAAACAACTATCTTTAACTTCTGACAGGGATGCAATTTCTGCCGAACTGTTTGACGACAAGCCTTTTGCACAAATAACACCAGCACAAAAAGCTATTGTTAACAAACGAATTGAAGAAGAAGGACGGGCAAAAGCAAGAGAGAGTGCAACTGTTGTTCCCGGAGTTAAAGAATTTAAAGACATTCCTAAACTACGATCAGACATAATTTCTACAGTTAAACCATTTAGAGATACTGTTAATTCAACAGATTTTGCGCTTGAAAATCTTAATTTGTCTATAAAGCAAAATAATTTTGCAGCATTTAATGCGGCTCGTGTGCAATTGGCAAAAGCATTAGCTGGTGGAGATTTAAGTCAAAAAGAAATTCAAGCGGCAGGTGGTGACCCATCTATTCTTGGTCAATTAGCTGATGTGACATCAACGGCTTTTACAGGCACACCAACAGTAGATACCCAGAAAAAAATAGAAGCCACTGTTAAAGCTATCCGCAAGGTGGCTTTACAAAAAGGTCGAGCAGAAATAGAAGCCCAAAGAACTCTTGCAAAACGATCTAATTTTACAGATGAAGATTTTGATTTAGCATCAGATATTCCTGAATTTAGAAAAACGCCTTCTAGAGCACAAACAGATGCTGTACCTAGTTTTGATGCTGAAAAAGAAAAACGCTATCAAGAATGGAAAGCCAAACAAAAAAGGACAACGCCATGACAGAGCAAGAAGAATTTGAGTTTCGTCTGCGTTTGGAGCAAGAGGCAGGGCAAGAGCAATCACCATTTACATTGATTGGCGATCAGCCACCACCTCCAACAATGGGTGAGTTTGCAACAGAAAGCATTGGAAGAACTTTATCTTCTATTCCTGCACTCATGGCTGAAAGCAGTGCTCTTTATGGTTTGAGTGGTGGTGAATTTCCATCTGAATTGCCACCTCAAGGCACAGCAGGGAAAGCCTACACTCAGTTTCAAAGAGAATTAGGTTTAAAGCCTGAGATGCGTCCTGCAACTCAAATGCAAAGGGCTGTTGGTACAGTTCTTGGAGCAGTAGCAGACCCATTAAATCTTTTTGGCGGTGCTGGTCTTGCTAGACAAGGATTGAGCAATGTGGCTCGTGGTTTGGGTTTGTTTGAAAAAGGTGTTGGAGTACAAAGTGGCATTGCTGGAGTCAGTGCTTTAGGTGGCGAATATGGTGGCGAAGCAGGGGGACAATATTTTGGAGTCCCCGGTCAAGTAATTGGTTCGGTTATTGGTTCATTGGCATCTGGTGGAGGAACTATCAAAGCAGGTCAAATGCTAAGTGATCGCCTTTCATTAAAAGACATTGATGTTGAGGATTTGGCAAATGTTGAGGGTGTTTCAAGAGCAAAAGATATTATTGAAAAAGCAATCAAAACAGACCCTCTGCTTCAAACAAGACTAGAAAATGTACAAAAGAAAATTGAATTTGTTACTGGTGCAAAAGGTAGTGCGGCTATTGCAGGATTAGACAATCTTGTTTTAAATAGCACTCTAAAAAAATTAGCCACAGATGATGTTGAATTTGCAACAGAGTTGAATAATTTATATGCTGACCTTAAATCGGCAGTTCGTAAAAAATCAGCAGAATTGTATCCAAAACCAAGTGCGGAAATTCCTTCTGGAGCAGTAAAAATAACAGAAAAACAAGTTGATCTCGACCAAAGAATAAAATTTATTGACGATCAATTAAACAAATTGACAATACAAGCAAACATTGCTGGTGGTACAAAGCCAGCAGAAATTGGCACTGCTATACAAAACCTTGTCGTTGCTAAAGAAAAAGCGGCTAGAAATGCTTTGCGTCCTGAGTACGATTCTGTTTTAGGTCAAGCATCCAAGCAAGGTGCATTGTTGCCAGCACAAGATACTCAAGATTTGCTCAACAAAGCACAACAACTATTTAAAGATGACCCGTGGGCAAAAGAAGCACCATTGCTTAAATTGGTGCGTGAACAATCCTTTAAATTTAAAGCTATGCGTAGACAACCTATGGCTGGTGAAGCTGGCGCATTAGCCACTACAGCACCAGACCTAACGATGGGCATGGATATAACAAGCCTTGATTCATTAAAAAGGCGTGTTGCTCAAGACATTAGAGAAGTTCGTGACGCAAATAGACAAGACAAATTGCGTCAATTACAAACAAAAGTTGATGAAGCATTAGACAAAGTGCAAAATTCTAGTGGAGACATCATAATTGACTTTAGAGGTGAAAAATTGCCTTTTGGTCAAGCCATGTCTGCACTTGATACAGATTATTTCAATAAAGTTGGCATTCCTTTCAAAGATGCGGCATCAATTGAAAAAATCACTTCCGCTGACTATGCAGAAAAGATTTCTCCTTTGATTGCTTCTAGTCCTACTGCCATGCGACAGTTCCTAAATGTTGCAGGAGATGAAGGTGTCTCATTGGCAGAGAAGTCTGTTATGTCAAAGTTATACAACCAAGCCCTAAACAAAGATGGGTTTATTGACCCCGTAAAACTTGATAATCTTTTAAGCAAGACAAGTACAAATGGTGGTTACAGTGACATTGTTGACCAGCTTCCTGCGTTAAAACAAAGATTGTCTAATACTGCGCTCAAATCGCAATACTTAGCTTCTGAAAAAGTTGCCATTGATGATGCCGCAAAAGATGCAATGACTAAGGCAGGACAAAGTTTTTTGAAAGATTACGATGTGAGAGGCGTAGATGGAATCGTATCAAAAATGACGGATTCTGCTGGTAAAGGTTATTTGAATAGGTTTTTTGTTGATCTAAAAAAACTATCGCCTAGTGACCAGAAAAATAGCCTCTTGGCTGTAAAAAATGGCTTGGTCACTCAAATGCTAGACAGTCCTAGTCCTTTGGATTACCTGAATAAAAATTCAAGTGCTTTCATTAAGGTATTTGGAATAAACGAATACAACAATCTAAATGCACTTGCTGATGTTTCAAGATTGTCTAAAACTCTTGACATTAGTAAATTGAATTTCAGTAAAGCCGCTACAGAACAAGAATCTGCCTTGCAACGAGCAATGGGTGGTGTAGCACCTCAAAGAATTACTGGCATTTTGGTAAATCAAATTGCAAGCGTCTTCAACAAAGGCTTTCGCATTCTTTCATTGATTGGACAACAAAACATAGACCAAGCAACAAAAGATGCTCAACGCAAATTGTTCTTAGATGAGAATGGTGTAAAAGCAATTGTCAACGCTTCTACAAAATTCTTTACCAAAAAAGGCGAAGAAATCCAATTGAAGACTATGGTCACTCCAGATGATGTAAATAAATTTGCTACGGCTGTTGGCTTAGGTGCTTTGCGACAAAATTATTATGGTGTTTCTGCTACAGCAAGCCCAAGTGAAGTGGTTAGACCCCAAGAAGCTGTTGTTGAAGAAGAATAAGGACACAAAATTGACCCGATTAGCATTTGCCTCCTTGCCGCAGGACTTGTCAAACAGATTCAAGCTGGCTGTGACCTGTATAAGCAAGCCAAAGAGTCTTTCATGGAGGTCAAGAGCACTGTTGACGAGGCTGTTGGCGTTTATAGGGAAGTTACTGGATTTTGGAATAACTTTAGTAACTTCTTTAAACCCAAGGCAAAACAGTCAACGCCCAAGCCTGTGGCGAAAAAGAAAGAAAAGTTTGTTGCTGTTGACGAAACCCAAGTCAAAGTTGATATTGTCAAGAATCTAACCGAGTTTTTCAGACTTCAAGAGCAATTAGCGGCACACATAAGGGAAGAAGAAGAAAAAAGTTTGACAGTCTATGACCCTGACCAAAACCACATGGAAGCGGCTTTAAAGAGGGTGATGGCACAGCAAGAGATGGATGCGTTGGTGGTGCAGATTCGTGAGTGCATGGTGTATCAAAGCCCTCCTGAGATGGGCGCACTGTACTCAGAGGTCTTCAGCATGAAGGACAAGATTGATGAGGAGCAAACTCAGGCAAGGTTGAAGCAAGAGGCGACTAAGAGGCAAGAGGCATGGCTACGCAAAGAGGAGGAAAGAAACCTACAAGCAAAGCTAGCGGCAGTGGTGGTGACTTTTATATTCCTCCTTTACCTGTGGATGTGGTTCGTGTTCGTAAGCCATTGGGGGAAGAAGTGATGGGTTGGATTGCGGCTTGCGTACTGATTGCGTTGTTGTTGCCTTTGATGGCATTTCTTTATCTTGACATCTTGGAGACTAAGAATGAGGCTAAGGCTCAGGTTGAAAAGGTTGAGAAGTTGAGAAGACAAGTTGAACAAAAAGATAGGGAGAAAGAGAAATGAACATCTATTGCATTTGGGGTTTGTCAATACTGTTGGTTTTGCTAACAGGTTGCGATGACAAGTTTAGGTATCCTTGCCAAGACCCTCGCAATTGGGATAATTTGGAGTGCAAGCCCCCTGTTTGTGTTGCGACTGGCACTTGTCCAGAGCAACTTGTTAAACCTGAAGCGGAGAAAAAATAATGCCTACAGTTGGATACAAGCCTAGCACTCGCATGACTGCTGAAGAAATTGAGGTAAGGATTTGGGCAATGGTGATATTTGCCTTGTTAATCATTTTGGTGGGTTCTATGGGTATGTTCTTGTACTCTGTGACCTATGTGACTCAGCCAATGTCAGGCATGGCTCCGATTGACAAGGTTTATACACAGCAAATCAGCACCATTATGGTGTTTGTGACTGGTGTTTTGGGTGGTGTGGCTGGTCGTTCTGCTGTTTCAGCCAGTGCCAAGGCAATTGCCAAGGCTGATGCTGACGCTGACAGCGACCCAAAGTTAGAAGCCAAAGAATGAGTATATTGAACCCGTATGTGCTTCTTGGCATCTTAGTGGCGATGCTGAGTGCCTATGGCGGTGGTTATTACAAGGGTGGGCAAGACGAGTTTGCCAAACAGCAGATGGAGATTGCCCGACTGAACCAAGAAGCTAGGCAAAAGGAACAGGCACTGGTGACAGCGGTGCAAAAGCAAGCAACTGAACTGGTAAAGGCAAACAAGAATGCAAAAATTGTTATTCAAAAGCGTGATTCTGACATTAACTCTGGTGCTCTCAGGTTGCGGATTCCTGTCAAAACGCCCTCCTGCCCAACCTTACCAACCGCCTCAGATGCCCCCGTTGCCGAGCGATCTGACCCCCCAACAGCCGAACTTCAGCCAGAGGTTGCTAGAGATATTCTCGCCATCACAGACGAAGCCGACCTCACCGCCAGAAAGCTCAACGCCTGTATCGCAACCTATAACCAAGTCAGAGAGATGATTAACCAGAAGGAGAGCAAATGAACAGTGAACAGTTAGCCAAAGCATTAAAGATAACGCCTATCAAGGCAGAGGAGTGGATAGATGCAATCAATGAAACTTTTGATCGTTTCGACATATCAACACCTGAGAGACAGGCTTGTTTCTTGGGGCAATGCGCTCATGAAAGCGGTGGATTCACTGCTCTCAAAGAAAACCTGAACTATTCTGCTGAAGGATTGACTAAGGTTTGGCCTAAGCGGTTCCCATCTTTGGATGTGGCGCAACCTTATCACCGCAATCCTGAGAAGATTGCCAACAAGGTCTACGCTGATCGTATGGGCAATGGAAACGAAGCCTCTGGAGAAGGGTTTAAGTACCGTGGAAGGGGTTTGATTCAGTTGACTGGCAAAGACAACTACAGAGCTTGTGGAGAGGCTTTGGGAGTGGATTTGTTGGAAGACCCTGACTTGGTGTCGAGATCGCCACAATATGCGGCTTTGGCGGCAGGGTGGTTTTGGGACAAGAATAAGCTGAATCAGTTTGCCGATTCCAACGATATGACGGGTTTGACCAAGAGAATCAATGGCGGTACACATGGTTTGGATGACAGGGTTGCCCGAACCCAGACTGCCATTGATGTTCTGATGGCTTAATCGTCAAAGAAGTGGAGGAAGACCCATACGCCAAGTATGAGTACTCCTCCACCAATTGCCAAAAGTGTGATTATGTTAAGTACATTTTCAATCATCTTGGCTCTCCAATCATCTGTTTTGTGTTGAATAAGTCCTTGTACTGAGGATACTTAGCTTGCCAGAGTCGGGCATAAAAAGCAATGTAGTCGTTGCTGATTTTGAAGTCTGAACCTGTTGTGACTATGGTGACTTCCCACCTGATTCTATTGATTATCAGCCAGTGACTGACCTTTTTGCGCCCTAGTCCTACTGCTTCTAGGGCAAACTTCTCAAAATACTGCCAAACCTGTGGATTCTCTTTATGCCAATCCCACCAGATTTGTTTGCGTTCTTCAAAACTCAAAGTCATATTAACTCCTATCAAAGTTAGTGTTCACTCACATTGTCGTCTCTCCGACTGTCACCGCCTCAGTATATTCACCCTGCGGTTGGATGGCTTGGATAATCTACAACTCAAATTCTTAGGGGTCGCTGTAGATTACACATATACAAGATGTCGATGATTACCCCTTTTTATCAAAACGGAATATCGTCATCCATGTCCTCAATCTTGGCTTTAGGCTTGCTTTGAGGCTGTGGTTGGTCTTCTTTAGGGCTGACTGCTAGTCCCATGAACTTGCCGTTCTTGCCCTCTTTAATCCATCCAGAAATCCAATAATCTTTCCCATCAACCCTAATGTTTCCTTTATAATTAGGATGTGATTCTTTTTCCCTTTTGTCATTAGCAAAAAGTACTCCACTATTGTCGCGCTGTTCCATATTTACACCTTAATTTCATTGAGTTTTTTCACTTTGTCATCCACTTCTTTGAGAAACTGGACAACCTCACTTTCCAGTTCTGCAATGTAAACATCATTGCGCTGGATTCTTTGGACAAACAGTTGTAAGTGTGCTGGCATTCGTGGGTCGAAACTCACAAAGTCACACCAACTTCTCTTTGCACACGCCATTTGCCACTGCATTTGGTCGTAATACTTCTTTGCTGGCTCGTTACCAAGAATAGTTTCAATGTGTGTGGCGGTGTTCGGACACTTGATTTCTAAGCATCCATCGTCACTAATAAGCCCATCAGGAGAGGCGGCAGACATGGCAATACTTGGATGGTCAATAGCACCTACCTGATCGACTGTATTGCCTGTTTTAACCTCGTATGCGGCTCTAGCAAAGGGTTCGTTCTCGACACCCCACTCCATAGCGGCATTTGAGTAAGACTCTCCGACTTGGTTAGTCATGCGCTCGACTACCAACTGTGCCATGTAGTTTGCTCTGCTTGTGCTGTAACCCGTCTTAGTCTTGGCAACAATGTCAGAGATACGAGAAGCAGTGGCTTTCCCACAACGCTGTGCAAACCATTCAGGCGATTGTTGAACAATATCGCTCATGCTTCCTCCCTTGCGGCAAGCATTGCGTCTGCCATTTCGTAAGACCAATCAGCAACTAAAATACAAGTTTCCAATTGTGAAAATCCCTCACTTGAGCCAAATCGCTGCAAATAAATTGGCATAGCCTTTGCCGCAAAGTAGTCACGCAATGTCATGCCGTTGAAGTGGGTTAGTTCTTCTGGTCGGTCAACAATCAAAACTGGAAATGCTGGTGGGTTGTTCATTTCAATGCTCCTTTACGCTTTTCTTTTGCATCAATCACTTTTTTCTGCCAAGTCTTATCAGAACCGCAAGCACTGTAAGCAGTGGTGTAAACATCTTTCAACTCCTCAATGGTGGATGCCGCTTCAATAGCCGCTAAATGGTCAATCATGCTGTTGACATCTATGTCTGAACCCTCACCTTCAGGCAAGTCTTCTCCAGCATAGATATACAGACCCAAACCATGTAATGACAGTGCTTTGGTCATGCAACGCATGATGGCGGTGTTGACTGCAAATGCGTCAGGATTGAGAATTGCTTTGTTGCGGAAGTCCATTACTGGAAGTTGGCAAGTCACTGGTTTGCGAAACATTGTGACTGTGACGAACACCATTGCAGTGCCGTTTATATCCATGTAACACTTGTCACCAAACATTTCAACTCTGAAAGTGGCATCTTCATCAGCTTTGAGTGCTTCTGCCCATGCCCACGCCCATGAAAGATATGTCAAATTGCCTTTTTTCTCAGTGTGATTATTAACATTTGCTGACAGCATCTTGTTGATTGCTTCTTTTCTGTCAACCAAATTACCCACTGTTAACACCTTTTCTTGATTCATTCCTTGACTCCCATCACATCGTTAAAAATATCTATCGCCTCTTGATTAACTGACCACATTGCCAACAGCGTCAAATCGCTGTGTATCTGAGCAATATCGTTATTGAACCCTACGAATTTTTTGTGTAGGCACTTGTCCTCCAGACTCTTTGTCGTTCGTTCTATCCGCATTAGGATTGTTGAATAATCCAGCATTGTTTACTCCTGTTGAATGCTTCTTCCATGTATCCTGAACATTTGTCAGGGCTGAGTTCACATACCCGAATGTTGGGTCGGTGATGAGTTTGGATGGCATAACCACCCGTTGCGTCTTAGGTTGTTCTTTCACTCGCCTAGCCGCCCTTTTGAGCAATCTCTGCCGCTCTTTCAAACTGAGTGTAGGTGTCCAAATCTGAAAATAAGATAAAAACCGAGTCATCGCAACATTGATCTGTTGGATTGCGAGGTTTAATGCAGAACGCACAGTAATACTCATTGGAATGCTCCTCAATGATTCTCTCTAAATTCAGCTTAGTTTTCATTGCTGGCCTCGCTGGTGTAAGGGTTGATTTTAGGCAATTTAGGCTTGTTCTGTTCAATAGCCTCACGAGCCAATTCTGCTCGGTAATAACGCCAGAGATTAAGTTCTTCTTCACTATCAACCCAACGAGTCAATGGAATTTCTAATGCTGTTTGTGCAAGTCGTTCTGCTTTGAGTTCAACTCTTGACCGAACCATGTCTGCAACATCAGCCCATGCGTTTGATTGGATTGCTTCAACGATAGCTTGACTATCGCATATCGCATCTGCAACATCTGAGGGGTTCAGGTCTTGCAGTGCCATCCATTTTTCTCTCTCAAAATCCATAATTCACTCCTGTTAAAAACCTATCAATGTGTGTATTCTGTCAGACATTATCATAATTGATATAGGGAATTTCCCTAATGCACTTATGAAGGTCTGCAAGAGACTTGTTAGTGAACACTTTGCCGCAACCCAAGCAAATCCAAGCAATTCCCATCTTGACTTCGGTTCTGCGCTTACCGCTTTCACCTCTTTGTCTACCAAAGAATGTCCTGATTTGCTGAATCATTTTTTGTTGGATAAGGCTTTGGAGTAGATAAAGACTTGGTTTTGCTCATGGATTCCTCGCTTGTCCTGCTTGCGTTTGGCAAACTCCTCACCCTGTTTGAAGCGTTTCATCTTCTCGTCACTCAGCCAAACAGATGGTTGACCCTTGTAGTTGAATGCGTTTGTCAAGTATTTTTCTCCTTGAGTTTGGATTCAATGGCTCTAACAAAACTTACTGTGTTATGTGTACCCCTAACAATTTCTGAAATATCCTCATCCGTCAGTCCCTGCCATGTGCGTTGTGGTGGTGCTTGCATAGAGTATTGACATACACACCCTTGCAATATGCTTGAGTGACCACCCTCTACCTTTCCGCAGTTTGGACAAGTTTTCATGTTTGTTTTCTTTGCTTTATATGCGGTACAAGTAAGAACAGTTAGTTTTTGTTTTGCTACTTGTTTAGCGCAACTGGTTTTTTGACACTTTTGGCAGTTAATCAAGTGTTCTTCTCCTTCAGCTTTTCCTCTGCCCACCACACTGCTGATTGAAAAGCCTGTTCAGCTACCCAAGACTCTTTATAGCCTTGTGCAATCTCCTCATCCGTCAGCCCTACCCATGTGCGCTGTGCCAATGCTTCTCTTTCCTTGGCGGCTACAAGGAGGGCAAAGGCTTCAAGTTGTTTTGAATCCATAACCACCCCAATGGAAAGCATCCCATGAATACCAGCCTGTTTAACCATTTGGTTGATTTCATCTTGTGTCATTTCTTCATTCCTCTGATAAAAATCCCAAACGAACTCAGTGTGTCATTACCAAACCCTTGCATCTTCTCAATCTCGACTGCTACTTCTTCAAGAATGTCGTTTCTGAGTTCGTCATAGACTTGTTGTTGTGTCTTCCATTCAGACATAGATTCCTCGCTTTTCACAGACGGTTGCATAGTTTTTTGCCTTTCTTTTGTGAAGCCTGATACAAGCCTTTAAGAGACTTTTCTTCTTGCTGATGACTTGGATGCTCTGTGATTGTGGCGATGGCGTTAAGACATGGTTTATGCCCACCAGCAAGGCAACAATGAATGCTATGCGCACAAAGGCTTCAGAGAATGTCATCATTGTCATTCTCCTCAATCAAGCGCACAATTTTGGCAAAGTCAAAACTGGAGAGTTCGTCAGTAATGTCAACCCATTTGCCATCAGCAAACTTTTGCAGTTCAAACTCATATTTTTTGTAGAGTCCCTCTTTAGGGCTGTAATCTGGGTCGTATGACCATTTGACCCTCAAGTCCCATTCAGACTCAGGAAGCTGTAAGTCTCTAAGTTCATCTAAACACACATCGAATTTCATACACGCCTTTCTGTTGATGGAGTGGATACTGTACGACACTATATTCTGTCGTACATTAGGACATACCCTTATTGTCAAACATTAAATTGATTGTTAAGGTATGGGCATGGCTAGACACAAATCGGAAATTACAGGAAGCCCA